GTATTGCCACTAAGCATAGTGCCAATAGAATCTTGTATTGTTTCGTCAAGAGTAGCACCATTAACTGTTATTACATCTGCTTCTAGTGTACCATCAACATCTACATTACCAGAAAAATCTACTTGAGCTGCTGTAACTTTTAGATCACCTGTACCTGTGTCTGCTATATATGAATTTGTACCATCGTGGTATATCTCTAAACCGTCTGATGATGTACCAAGTATAACCTTCGCATTATCATTAAAGACCAAATTGCCAGTCATTGTTGATCCAGCCACTGTTACACTACCAACAACAATCCCTTGGTGTGCTTTAAGAGCAGCAACAATGGATGTAGCACCAATATCACTTACAGTTACTTCGGCTGTATTACCTATTGCAGTGCCAATCTCATTAGTCTTTACCCTCCATTGTTCGAAGGTATTTGCTGTTGTTACGTTAACTGTTGCCATATTATCTCTCTATTAATTGTTTAAGCATATCTTTAATTTCAGATACATCTTGTTCTACTCTATTCAGTCTTTCTGCATCTGCCGTAATCCTTGCACGATTTACAGAATATTCTTGTCCGCCGCTACTCATATTTATAATAGCACCTGATCTTGTGTCTCTTACTAAGCCTGCATGTCCTTCAACTGGTATTTTCATTATACCTTCAACGCTATGGCTCTAAGATCTTGACACATAGGAACAACACTTGTACCTGAAGATCTCATCACAATCTTAATTGCAAATATTGAAAATGGTGCGACAGTAGATTCATATGCTGTCTCTTCATATGTTGTACCATCTGAGTATTTAACTTGACCACTGTTACCTTCAGGTGTCATTGCCACCCATGATACAGCATCAAATGTTCCAGCCGTGTTACCAATCTTATAATATACATCAACAAATGACCCGTTAGGCCTATTGATATCTAAATAAATCTTAAGTGCATCTGAACTATCATTTAATTCAATTGTTTTAGTTACATACTTAGCTAAGTTAGTTCCTTTAGAAGGATCAGTCTCAGCAACCGCAGTACTGTTATCAATTCTATTACCAATAGTAATTATTGAGCATCTTTCCATGTCAATCACTGGTGATAGGTAATCAGTTGTTGAACTAAATGAACCATCAAGGTGTATTGTAGGTGTTGCACCAGACTTAATAACTTTAGGTGTTAATGGAGTATAGTTCTCATTTGCAAGAAGTGCTGCAGCCGTAGATCCTATAGTTGTTCCATTACCTACCGCAGTATCTTTAACTGTCCATGATTGTGCTGTATTAGGTAATACAATCTGTTGAATAACTGGACGTGCAGTATTCCATTCTAATCCTTGAGTTGCCTGACATGCTGAGCCACCGCCGTTACCAGCAGTAATAGCAGCTATGTGACCTGATCCAGCAACTGTAATAGTATAACTGTCTCTTGCTATTGCGGTAATCGTATGTATCTTATTTAACTCATGAGCATATGCTGTTCCAGTTCCTGCTCCACTCGCAATTGCAGTAAATACAATGTTAGCGGCCGCTGTTGTACCTGATGGTACACCTGCTGTTTCCCATTGTGCTTGAGTAGTATTTCCTGTTGCTACTATCTTATATTGTGTCCCAGTTACAAATGATCCAGCAGTTGTTGTTGCTGTACTGAAATTATAACCGTTAGTTGCATCAAAGCCAGTTAACGTTACCGTATCAGCTGCAGACATTCCGTGGTCTCTATGAGCTACTGTAAAGATATTAGATGCACTTGCACCTGATGCCACAGTAGTTAATGGGTCTGTTACTAATGCACGTGAAGGTAGCACAGCATTTTTCAATACCGCAGTACGTGTAGCAGAAATATCAAATACACATCTCTTCAATACAAATGTTAAGTCTTTATTCTGATCAGCTGTCCATGTTGAAGCATTCTGTGACTTAAATAATACACCTGCATATGGCTGTTGTGAAATTCTATTACCATTTTGATCTTCTTTACCAATCTCAGCATAACGTACGTTATACTTATTTGAATTAGACATAATAACAATTGCGTATTCAACACCATCTTGTAAGTATACCGGTGATGGGAATGTGAATGTTGTTGCAGTAGATGTACTAATAGCACTTGGGTTAAGCGTTACATCAGAGAATGGAATAATCTTTTGTGTAGGGAATCCATTTACCATTTCACGTATTGACACATTCACTGGTATGCCAGCATCTTTAGATGTAAAGTAAAGATCTACTCCACTAACAAATGCAGCTTGGTCAAGTAATATTGATTGAGCTAATGGATCACACCAATTAACCCTAGTTCTTCCTGTCTCTCTATTATCAACCCTTGTGTCTTCTACTGACAATCTTTGAATAACTGGGGTTCTTGTTGAAATAATAACATTTTCCCTTGATTCGAGTAAGCCAGAAGCACTATACATTGCTGTAGCTGATGTTTCTGTTATTTCATCATTATTAGCAGATGATTGAGTTAGTTTAAATTCTTTTTCACCTGTCTTAAAGTTAAGTGCACTGTTATTAGGTATTAAGAATGTACCTGTCACAGCACCATTAGCATCAGTTGTTAATGTAGTAGCTCCTGCTGGATGAGCAGTAACACTATTAATACCAACTAAAGGTGTATATGTTGATGCCGTAGTAGAAACAAAGTTAGCCATAGATACACCATCAAAGAATGCATATACTTGTGTTGCAGGCTTCATGCGTGTAGCAGTGAAAGAAACTAATCTTGTTCTCATGAATGGTATAAAGTTAACTTCTACTATACGATCACCTGAACTAAACCTAGATGTTTGTACTGTTATAGTTTGTTGAATACCTGTACGTCTTGAATTACCTTTTTCTGTTTGGATATTCCAGTTACCTGATCTAGACCAGCTCTTTTCTCCAGTCCAGTTAGTTGACCAATCATTCCATACAGTACCTACTTGAGGTTGGAGAGCAGCTTTCATAGCATCAAATTCACCATCATTGTTAATGACTACTTCAGGCCTACGGTCTACATCTCTCCATTCGTCTGTGCCAGGAGTTAACGCCATGGCTCCAGTCCAATTAAAGACATCATAAGGGTTAACATTAATTTGTCCTGAATATTGTGTCTGTGATATCATATTACTTGCCGTAGTATTTGTAGTATATGGCAATGTAACTAAGTCACCTGTTTTTGTCGTAGTAGATGATGCATGATACGCTAATGCAGCATTACCTTGGCCAAAGCCAGGGCGTAATATACGATTCTTTAAATCAACTGAAGCTCTATATTCAGGAGATGAAGAATTAGACATTCTTGTATTTGAGAATGCATCTACTAAGAAACCAGACTTCCATCTTGGATCATTATTACTATCTAAAATTTGTTTGTTCTGTGCTTCAGCTTCTAAGAATGATAGCACTGAATAGTATTCTATTTGGCTTACTCTCTTATCGATCTTACCGATATCACGCATTGTATAGCGTCTATTATCAATAAAGTCAAGGGTTACCTCATCGGCTGTTAATGTATATGCCGGAATAGTCATTGTATATAAATGCATTGAATCAGTTGGAATTTCTGCCGGCTCTGGATAAACTGCCGGGACACCTGTAGCAAATCCAAAGTTACCTTTAGAATCTAAATAAACTTTATCTATTCTTCCTAAGTAGTATTGAATATCAGTTTCGAATTGACTAAATCTTGTTGGAGCAACTGCTACAAGAGCACCTGATCCAGTAAAGTTACCACCAGAATCATCTATTCTTGGTCTAAAATCAACTGCACTTCTTAATTCTATATTACCAACCTTAGGTATCTTATCATAATCAATCACACCAGTGTATGAATCAACTGTAAAGAAATCACCTGTGGTAGAATGAGTGAAGTATTTAAATGTAACATCAAGTGCTGCAGCTGCAGTATAGTTTGATGTAGTCTTAAGTTTAACCCGACCAACATCATAGAAATCATCTCTTTGGCCATTGTCTAAATCAAAGTGTGTAGTAACATTGGTATTGCTTACATTTTCAACAACTGAGACTATCTCATATACATCTGCTTTACCAAGTGATTGACCTGTACCAGTAAAGTCTGTGCCAGCATTAAATGCTACAGCAGTATTTCCACTTAGTGTTTTAGTCTTATGGTTTGCAGTTCTTATAAATGGTGCAATCAATCTTACTGTGTCACCATTTTGTGCTGTTAATCCAGTAATTGTTGCTGTTGTTAAGCCAGCATTGAAAGCAATGTTTCCAACAGTAACTATTTCACCACCAACAGTAGCATCGGTATCATTTATTATGATCCAATTAGTGTTATTAGACTTTGTACCAAACGCTTCATTAGCAACCGTAGTTGTAAATACCGCTGTACCAGAGTTAACAATACCTGTTGCAGCAATAATTCTATTTGTTTCAAAACGATAGTTAAAGTCTGGAGTACCACCACCAACTACACTATCACATGTTTTAATTCTTGGATATGGTAATGCGTATATTAAGGTGTCTGGTCCAATGTTATATGCTGTGGCTGCTGGGCCTATAGCAGCATCGGCATTTGGATCAGCAATAATTGCTGTAAACGAACCAGTACCACCATTTCCTGCTGGGTCACCTGGAGTTTGTGCACTGGATGATACATGATCTAGTGTTTTTGCACCAACCATTGTGCCAGTGAAATCAAAGATGTGAATTCTGTATCGAGTTGCAGCTGTATCACCATTACCGCTTACACGTTCGATTGATCTTGCTCTCGCAGTACCAATTGAGTTACCACTTGAATTTTCAATATCAAATGGACCGAATGTAGTAATATCTGGGGTTCCGACAAGAGATGTAACTTCAATATAGTTATTATGAGTTATCTCTGTAACTTTATCTGTAACCTTCTCTGATGTCCTTGCTCTATCAAAGTGTGCATTAGTTGTTCCTAATGTCTGTATCTCATAACCTCTTACATAAGCTTTTGAAGGCTCAATACCAAGAGTTAATTTAGTAGTATCAGATGCATGATCTTTCACTAATGCTTTAAATGGATTAACGTAGTAGTTACCTGATTCATCAAATGTTCTACGAGCTAATTCATCAGCTAAATGATTATAATCAGCTGTTCGTGCATTCTTTGTAATGAAACCATCTTCTAATCTTGCGATAAGAACAAAGTTACCTGATGTAGCATTGACTGCTTGACTACTTAACGTAGCTGTAATAGAATAACGATGTGCACCTGGAGCCGAAGCATTAGGTGCACCTGTAGCGTTATCATTTAATGATGCATCCTCACCTGGGCTAACGATAGCTTCAGTAACCAATAGACCAATATCAAATGATACGTTATGTGTATATTTAGATAATACAATTGTTTTAGCCTTAGCTACAACAAAGTGTTTCTTGATATAATAAATACCATCTTCAAGTGCTACGATTGAACCGAATCCGGTTGCTGCAGAAGCTTTAACTTCAGCTGACTTACTACCTGAAGCAGTGATCGTTGCGTTATCTGCAAAGACTGTACCTGATATGTATTTAACGAATATAGTAATTGGATCTGAACCGTCAGCTAAACTAGCATGGACAACCCTAGCTATGTTAGTACCATCAGTAAATTCAGTACCTACTAATTCGGCAACTGTATCATTATTGGCATGAACAGAATCTAATTTAACATAGTCAATTTTATTGTGTAAGTGAACTGTACCTGGAACAACTACCGAACCATCTTTAAATACATGGTCTCCCGCAGAAGATATTTGGTTTTGTAATTGTGTTTGTAGTTGAGTTAACTCTCTTGCTTGTACAGCCTTACCAGGTCTGAATAATATCCTTTGATATTGTTCTTTAGGACTAAGAGTGTTGCCTGCGGCAACCGACTCAAAGTCGTCCCAATATGGTTCTACGTTAAATGAAATTGCCATGCTTGTTTCCTATTTAAAATGCGATTACTAATCTTACTGTTTCTACTTGTCCTGCAGCTCTTGTTGTTGCTGTCCTATTCTCTACAAACATTACATCACCTTGATGATGATTAATAAGAGGAGCACCTACTGCTGAGATTTGATTACCAGCACCACCTGAACCAGTTGCTCTCGTCAAATGCGAAGTAGTAAATGTACCGAACCCAGTAGTTTCGTTTTGTATATAATGTAATACACCACTTGTGTTATTATATTCTACCACTATACCTTTAGCACCAACTGTACCACTTGTATGACCTTCGAAAGCAAAGTCAGCAACATATGTACTAGCTAATGAAGCAGGAATTGTTACACTCTTACATGTATTATATGCACTTGCTTCTGCAACTTGAGCAATAGTAGCTGAACCAGATGATGTTGTAGCGATAGCTTTAAATATCTCTCCAACAACTGGATTACCACTCGTTGATCCTGCAGTTGTGAAATGTGCATCAGTAGATGTACCTATTGTTAAAATCTTATAGAAATTGCCAACCACCATTGAATTTGATGCTGAAAGAGTTGCTGATTCAGTAGCTTTTTCAATTGGATTTTTTACAACTGCTATTTGTCTAAAGTCGTTTGAATCAGGAATACTGCCTGACTCATCACCCGTAAATGTAGTGTTGATAGTTATGTAATGTGAACGTAAGTCATTGGTTGGGTTAAACCCGAATCCACCAACTGGGCCTATAACTGGTCTTATTGCACCATTTGAACCTGCACCGCCTGTTACTGTAACAGTAGCGTGGGTATACCCTGAACCTACCGCTGTCATTGTAACACTTGTAATGGCTCCACCTGATACTGTACATGTAGCTGTAGCACCTGTTCCGTTACCTGCAATAGTTAATGTTGGAGCTGATGTATATCCAGTTCCCACAGTAGTTATCTTAAGGTTATATATGGCTCCGTCAATTGCATTACCTTGAACAGCCCACTGAGCAACTAATGCTGCATCAGCACCTGCTACAGGAACTTCATAAATTTTTCTTGTTGGAATAAATGATGATGTTAAGAATTTAGTTACATCAGTTGTTGGGATAGTGTACATATATTTCCATATGTAACCATCATTAGTAGTTGTAGTACCAATGACACCTGATGTTTGAACTCCTACAGTGTCTGGGTTATATGTGCTTGCCCCTGACCCTGCTCTTAAACATAAAAACACATTGTTATTATCTGAAACAACAAAGTATAATTTACTTTCTATATTTGTGTCTTGATCATCATATTCTACATATGTAGTACCTGAAACCCATAGGTTTCTTGGGGAACTATGAACAATATCAGCAGCATCAACTCTCTTCATGGCAAACATATTTTCCCATAAAGTATGTGACGTGTAGTCATTTTCATATGGGGTTGTTGGTACTGTATCATCAGTCCAAGCATTAGGCCTTCCCAGTGCCATGTAGAATTGATTATCACTAAGACTTTCAACGAACTTATTCGTCGAATCCAATCTAAATTTGCTTGTGATTATTGCTGCCATTTTATTTCCTCTTTTATTTTACGTTATGGAGTATGTACATAAAGTGAACTCCTGTTACTTGATGGAGTAGTTTCACCACCACCCACTCCGAATTGTATTCCTATAGTGTTATTTATACTATCTTGAATTGTATATGAAGCCAAATCTGAATTTGGACCTAAATATCTAAATTTCATGTTGTCCCAATGGTTATTCATACCTATTTTCTTAAATTCTGAACTTCCTCTTGCAAAGTGAGTATATGATTTCTCTAATATATGACTATTAAAACTTATTGGGCCAATCTGATGTGCACCTAAAGTAAGTTGTATCTTACCAACAAATGGTAACCAACCATATTGCGCTTTAACATTTCCTTGATCAAGTAGTGCAATAAATATTGCAATCTCACCAAAGAACTTAAATCCTGCAGGGTGAACTAATCTTGTAAATGCATTCTTCCAATCAGATACATTCTTACCAGTTCTTAATACATATGAGAACTGTTGGTAATAATAAGAGTCTTGTACATATTTCTTATCTGACAAGAATCCATTAGCTGTGGTAAATAAACCTTTAGCATATGTAGTAACTACATCACCATTTGTTAATGCACTAGTAAATGTTAATTTGTATTTAGTAGTAGTATCTGAATAGACTGACTCAACATAATCTGTAGCTGGAGTCTGATGGGTATTATTTACAAATACAACGTCATCATCAAACATTGCTGGGTTATTAGCATCATTGTTTCCACTAACTACTGTTGGTGTTCCAGATATTGTAAATATATTTGATGGCGTAAATGCAGTTCTATCTGCTATAATTGCAGCTGTTTGATCTGTCCAATTTCCATCAGATGGAATTAATACATCTGTGAATGGAAAATATGTTTCAACATCATCGTCATAAATCATTCTAAAGAATGATGTAATAGATTCTGGTGTACCTCTACTTATATAAAACTCAACAAGTCTCTTATAGAACATTCTTGGGTCTGTAGCAAAATCTCTCGGTACCGCAACACCAATTTCATTCTGTAGTTCTGTAAGTAGATCAGTTTCTACATGATCAATATCCCTTTGGATATCTAATGAATTTAAATAATATCCTGATTTGTTTTGACGCTCTAAATATAATGCATATGTCTTAAGAAATTCAACAAGGGTTGGATAAGAAGACTCTACGTGATCTGGTATTAAATCATCTATATATGACGATATATTATATTTACCAATTGTTGCCATTAGTTACTCACTGTAGTATAATCGATTCCAGCAGTTGTACCGCCAGTTGCCATTGTATCTATCTCACCTATAATTGTAGCAGTTGAGGTATTAATAGTTAATAGTTCATTTCTTTTAGGTGATATATCAGATGATGCAGGCTTGACCGTAACATCTATTGTTGTAGAACCTGTAGGAAGTGTTGTAGGATTAAATGATGTAAGAGTAACTGTTCCAGCTTCTTCATTCACATCACCAACATTTGTTGATTGTACTAAGTTATTTGTATCAACTATTTGAATAATTCGTGTATCACTTGAACTATCATAGAAATCTTTAAGTCTACAGTCAACACCAGCAAAGGTAAATATGGTCGATGTCACATAAGAACCAGTAGTTGCTGTAGTAGCATCTAAATCTGTAAGAGCTTGGTTAAACTTAAGTGAGTATTTAGTTGCTGTACCAAGAGCTGGTACAATCTTCTTAGTCATCTTAATACGAGTAATATTAGATAGAATAGCAATGTTAGTATCATCTATCTTTTTAAGAACATTTGAATCCCTATACACACCACCAAAACTCTTAAGAGTTGCATTGTTATATGCAATGAGTGTAGACCGTATTGAGGTTGCAAGACCAGTTGCTGTTACTGTAGCTAGGTTAGGATTATATTTAAAGTATACTTCGAGGTCTATGTAGGTGTATTCTGGGTCGACAAGAACCGGAGTGATACTTACAACGTTTTTTGGCTTTAGAATGTTTGTTTTTATGGTAGTTTTTTGTGAATCAGTTAACACCTCAGCTGATAGTGGCTTAATACTTACATATACCTTACCATAATCTGGTACATCATGATCTTCTCCGCCCCATACTGCAACAGCTTCAATATCAGCAAATTCATTTTTTATAATAGCCTTATAATCATCTGGTGTAACAGCCCTATTTTGAGATACATGAGCAAGAGGAGCATTAAATTTAATTGCTTCTTTTGATTCTCTTGCAGCACCACCTACAGCTTTAGTTACTAGTGTGATAGTTTCATTGCTATTACCATTTAATGAATCAGTCATAGTAAATACTGAAGCACCGTTAACGTTTGTGCCTGCAGCTATTGTAGAGTATTCTATTTTAATACTATTACCATTTCCAGGTCTCTTACCGACAATGTTATCACCAAACTTAATCTCGTAATAAGCATCTCTACCTTCTTCTAAAAAGAATACTTCACTCGTGGCATTTAGATTTACTACATTAGTATTTAAAGTATAAACCTTTGATGAACTTGAAGAACTAGAATCTATAACTGTAACTTTAATTGATTTTGTATTTACGTTTGTAACAGGAATTAAATATTGTTCAAATATATTATCTTGGTATGTATATGATATTTCTGCTAATGTTCCTTGTTCAATGTTAACATTTGGAAATACCCAGCCGTCAGTAGCATCAAAATTAATTGTAGCAGTAGATGAAGCAAACATCGGATATGTAACACCATCAATTAATGTTTGAAATTTTGTACCTCTAGGCATACTTAAAGGAAGTGGGTTATTACTTCCATCATGATTATATAAAGGAGTTGCTGTAGCATCATAATTCATTTTAACATTTATAACGGCAACAGAAGGTGAAATTGATCTTGGCGTATATCCTAATAGTTTGGCGTGTGATACAACAGAAGCTCGTAGCTGAGCTGTGTCAAGGAATGTTTCATTCAAAGCAAAGTTTGCATTCATTGAATTTACATGTGTTATATAACTTAATACATCAATAATGGTACTCATTGCTGAGCCTTCATAGTTGTAGTCATTGAAGGTAGTATCAGTTGCCTTCATGTATGCAACTAGATTTGCTTTTATTTGATCAAAGTCTAATTCACTTGAGTTAATTCTACGTTCAATTGCCATTATCGTAATCTCTCTATTGTGGTGGCTATATCAATTATTTGATTACTTGATTTAACTCGACCGGTTACTGTTATAATTACATCATTCTCTGATGCTTTTGCTTGGATATTTGTATTGAGTATTTCTATTCTTGGTTCAAAATTATTTAAAGCTGTATTAATAGCAGTAGACATACTCGCTGCTGTTATGTGTGACATGTTCTCAAATAAATATGCTCTAAGGTTTGCACCAAAGAAATAATTAAATGGACGCTCACCATGATTTGTACGAAGTATATTTAATACACTTTGTTTTACTGAAGCGTTATCCTTCTTTATTCCAACGTCATTTGTATTAGGATTTTGCTTAAAAGTAAAATCTAAATCTTTGTATGTTTCTTGTCTTGCAATTGTTGCCATATAGCTTATTTATACCCGTTGTTAACTAAGATTGCCAGTATTTCCAGCACTTGATCCACCAGTAATAGTATGATTA